GCTCAAGCAATATATTGTCAAGGTCAATCTTTAGCTCCAACAAGTTTTGGGTCAACAAATGCAAATGGTATTTGGGTATCTAATAGTCAGCCTTCTGTTACATATGGATCTCAAGGATTTAAATTAGACTTTTCAAAAACAGGAACTACCGCTAATGCAAGTGGTTTTGGTGCGGACAGTTCTGGTAATGGTAATCACATGACTTCAGCAGGATTAGGTACAAATCCTAGTACAGCAGATACTTGTCAAAATAATTTTGTTACTTGGAATCCTATAGCTAACAGCAGTTTCACCTCATTAAGTAAAGGTAATTTAGTAGCTACAGGAAATACAGCAAGTAATAATGGTAATTCTGATGCAACGCAAGCACCCCTAGGTGGTAAATGGTATTGGGAAGGAAAGTTTGTTACTGCTGCTTCTTCATCTTCTGGTAATTATCCAAACATAGGAGTGTACCCAGTTAATTTAAGTAGACAACCAAAAGACGGAGGAGGCAATGCTGAATCAGGATTTTTTACTGGTGGATGTTCATATAAACCAGACGGTTCTAGATATAAAAATAACAGTACTAGTAGTTATGGAGGAGCGTGGAGTACAAACGATATTATTGGCGTTGCTTTAGATATGGAAAATTTTGCTGTTTACTTTTCTAAGAATGGAACATTTCAAGATTCAGGAAATCCAGCAAGTGGAGCTTCTAAAACTGGAGCCGCACAAACTTGGACTGCCGCAGAAGGTGCTTATGTACCAGCAGTTTCTTCTTATAATAATTCAGTTATACAATTTAATTTTGGTAATTCACCTTTTACAATAGCTTCAGGTAATGCAGACCCAAATGGATATGGAAGCTTTGAATACGCACCACCATCAGGGTATTATGCGTTATGTACTAAGAACCTAGCATTGTACGGAGGATAACATGGCAGTATATACAACAATTAACGACCCATCAGCACATTTTCAAACAACCATATATACAGGGAATGCAACGAGTTCAACAAACATAAATAACACTGGTAATTCTAATCTACAACCAGATTTTGTTTGGATAAAAAATAGAACTGGAGGTAATGATTGGCACGATTTAACAGACACTACAAGAGGTGCAACAAAAAGTTTATTTTCAAATAATACAAATGCTCAAGGCACTGCTGCACAATCTTTACAAGCATTTTTGTCAAATGGAATTACTATCGGTAGTGATGCACAAGTTAATAGAAACAATGTACCATATGCATCTTGGCAATGGAAAGCAAACGGCGGAACTACTGTTACTAACACCGATGGAGCGACAAATGGATATAATACGACTGTTCAAGCAAATCAAACTGCTGGTTTTAGTATAGTAAAATTTAATGCACCTTTTGATCAAGGTAATGGAAGATACAATCTTGGTCACGGTTTAGGAGTAAAACCTGAATGTATTATAACAAAATGTTCTAGTGCTTCAGCTGACTGGTATATTTATCACAAAGATATGGGTGGTAGTAATATATATTTACGATTAAATTTAGCAGATGCTACTTCCACTACAGGTGCTAGATATACTTTTTATGAACCTGCTTTTACCAGTACAATTTTTAATATGGACTGGAATAACATTCTTTTACAGAACCAAGATTTTATATGTTATTGTTTTGCAGGTGTACAAGGCTACAGCAAGTTTGGTAAATATATAGGTAATGGTAGTACAGATGGAACATTTACTTATACAGGATTCAAGCCAGCTTTTATTATAGTTAAAAGAATTAATGATTCTCAAGATTGGGTTTTGTGGGATCATAAAAGAGATGGATATAACCAAACTGATAAAAGCCTTACACCAAATGAACCTAGTGCAGAAGAAACTAGAAGTATTGATATTTTATCAAATGGTTTTAAACAAAGACAAAATAATACTGCAACTAATGCTGATGGTTCAACATACGTATATCTGGCTTTCGCTTCAAATCCTTTTACAACCTCGGACGGCGTTCCCACAACAGCGAGATAGCGTATGACGTTAGGGATCCTAGCATTTGCGGAAGGTCCGATATCGTCCCTTGGTAAACAAGATGCGGTAGCGGTTGTTACAGGACAAGACATTGGTAGTCTTACAACTGGAACAGTTGTTGCTTCATGGAATCAAACTATAGCCGTTAGTGGTAATCCCCTTAACATAGTACAAGGAACTGAATCTGTAATTGCAGATACCATTGTTTCAGTATCTGGTGAAAATATAAATTCTACCGTTGCTAATGTAACTCTTAATATTATATCTAATCCTATTGTTCAAGTATCAGGACAAGACATTGGTTCAATTTCACTTGGACCTTATGGGGTTACAGCAGGTGGTCAAGTTTCTATTGATGCTTCTTCCGAACCAGACTTAGATATATTTATAAATGATGTATCTGTTACAGCTGATGCCAATGTATCTGTTACTGGTCAAAGTATTGGTGGTCTTACTACAGGAACATCTACTGTTGACGCAGTAACCCTGGCCCCTGTCACAACTAACATTGTTCAAACATTTATATCTGATGTTACAGTAGAAGCTACTGGGGAAATTGAAGTTACCGGTCAAAGTATTGGCACTTTAACAACAGGAAATGTTTCTGTAGTAGCTAACTCAACAGCTTTACCAACCGGTAATATTATATCAAGTGCTTTAGCTAGTGTTACTTTAATACAAGACTCTACTCCAGTTGTTACAGGATTACCAACTGCGATAGCTTTATCTAATTCTACTGCTGTTTTTGCATGGGCAGAAGTAGATGACTCAGAAACATCTACTTGGAATGAAGTAAATGATTCAGAAACTTCAACATGGACAGAGGTAGATGATTCTGATACAATAACCTGGCAGGACGCAGCATAGGAAAATTATGGCATCAACTTATTCGGCATTATTAAATTTAGAACTTATAGGTTCAGGAGAGCAATCTAATGCTTGGGGTAATACTACTAATAACAATTTACAATATGGATTAGAATTTTCTATTGCAGGAGTTTACACAAAGAATTTATCATCTGCTTCTAGTCCTTATGTATTAACATCGGCTCAAAGTATTAGTGCTACACAAGCTGACAATGAATCAAGACAAGCAGCTATTATATTTACAGGACACACTTCAAATTTTATTATTCAATTTTTAGCTACTCAAAAAACTTATTTTTTAAGAAACAACAATTCTTCTTTTACTATTACTGCTAGATTAGGATCATCAGGTAATACTTATGTTATTCAACCTAGCACTAGTGTATTCTTAGCAACTGATGGAACTAACTGGTTTGTTCTTCAAACATCAGGAACAGACTGGGTAACAAAAACAGGAAACTATACATCATTTCCTGGGGATAAAATTTTTGTTAATACTTCATCTCAAGTAATTACAATTACTTTACCAGCTTCTCCAATATCAGGAGATGAAATTCGTATTATAGATTTAGCTAGTACTTTTGATACAAACAATTTAACTGTTGCAAGAAATGGTAATAAAATAAATGGACAAACAACAGATTTAACCGTAGCTACTGAAGATGCTGCATTTTCTTTAGTATATGCAGGAGCTACATATGGTTGGAAATTAACGGAGAAATAATATGCCTACTTATGAATCTATTAAATATAAATTTTCTGGAACTGGTATTGTTGGTGTTCTTCAAGAAGCAAGCAATCTTAGTGATGTTGCTGCGGCAGGGACATCAAGAACAAATTTAGGCGTTGCCATTGGTAGTGACGTACAAAGTTTTGTTTCTGCAACAGCAGGTACAAATGTTAATGGAAACAGAACCGTAAGTGCATCTGGCCCAAGTGGTGGATCTGATGGAGATATTTGGTACAAATATACATAATTTCTTATGCCAATTTATGTTAAAGATGGTGGTACTTTTCGTGAGATAAGCTCTAGTGCTGGCTCACAACTTTATGTGAGAGATGCTACTTCATTTACAAACAAAACAATTGTTAATACTTATATAAAAGACGGTGGTGTATGGAGAACAGTCTTTACTTTATTTGATACACCTACAAGTTTTACAGAAGCAGGTTCAGGTACAACAAATTTTGCTGTTCCTGCCAATGCTAACGCTATTCACATACAGCAAGCAGTTGGTGGTGGAGGAGGATCTATGAATGGTCTTGGTTATGATAAAGGTCCTGACGGTGAACAAGGAGGACGTGGCGGAGGATCAGGAGGTTATATTTCTGATAAAGTATTTACAGTTACAGGAGGAGAAACTCTTACAGCAATTGTAGGAACAGGAGGAGCTAATGGTGCAAATTCTGGTTTTAATTACACCGGTGCAGCCAACCCAGGAACAGTAACAAGTTTAAGTGGATCAAGTACTAATGCAATATTTTCTTTAGCAGGAGGTGGAGGATCCTCATTTTCAGGAGGAGGTGTTCAAGGACCTACAGCTATTCAAACTTCTGGATCAGCAGGAACTGCTACAATAGGAACTTCATTATCTACAGGTACTACAGTAGATGGTGATAACATTACAAGTTTTAATACCGGCCGTGCAGGAAGTTTTAACTCTGGAGGTAATGGTGCGGAAGGATTACCTTCAGGCGGACCTAGTAAACAGCCTTTATGTAATGGGGATAACTGTAATATTGCAGGCGCTGCGGGAGGTAACTCTTATAACGGAAATGTAGCTGGTGGAGCTGGTGGAGGCAGTGGTAGCACGGGAGGTGTAGGAAATTTTGGTTCTGGTGCTGGCGGTGGAGGAAAAGAAGCTGCTGGTAATACTGGTGGTGCTGGTGAAATGTTTTATAGATTTTTGAGGATTGCATAATGCCACTTACAAAAATAGAATTTGCTCCAGGAATAGATAAACAAAACACTGAATATGGTGCAGAAGGTCGTTGGACTGATTCAGATTTAGTACGTTTTAGATATGGATTACCAGAAAAGATTGGTGGTTGGGTTAAATTAATTCAACAAACTTTAATAGGAGTTGTAAGAGACATGCATGCGTGGTCTGATCTTAATGGAGTAAGATACATGGCCCTTGGCACAGATAGAAAATTGTATGTTTATTCAGAAGGTGCAGCATATGATGTTACTCCTATTAGAAGAACAAGTGGAAGTTTAACTAACCCTTTTACAACTACTAGTGGTAGTGCAACTATTACTGTTACAGATAGTAGTCATGGAGGTTTATCAGGAGATTTTGTAAAATTTAGTGGAGCTACTGCTATAGCAGGTTTAGATATGAACAAAGAGTTTGAAATATCAACTTACATTAATGCTAATAGTTATACAATAACCTATACAGGATCTACAGCAAATGCGTCTGCTACTGGTGGAGGTTCAAATGTTATAGCAAAATATGACATAAGTATTGGTTTATCAGAATCAGCTTATGGTTATGGATGGGGAACAGGAGCTTGGAATACAGGAACATGGAACACACCTCGTTCAACATCTACTGTTAAAATTGATGGCAGACAATGGTCTTTTGATAATTTTGGTGAAGATTTGTTAGCTACAGTTAGTGAAGGCGGAACATTTAGATGGAACACTTCTGTTGGGTTTGGTACTCCAGCTGCTATAGTTACACAGGCTCCAACAAACTCTAGATTTAATTTAGTATCCCCTGTTGATAGACATGTATTATTATTTGGTACTGAAACAATTATTGGAACTTCTTCTAGTGCAGATCCTTTATTCTTACGTTTTTCTTCTCAAGAAGATTTTCAAACATGGGTTCCAACCGCAACAAACACAGCAGGATCATTTAGAATTCAAGATGGTTCTAAAATTATGGCAGCAGCAAGATCTAGGGGAGCAATATTAGTATGGACAGATACATCTTTACATGCACTACAATTTGTAGGACCACCTTTTACATTTTCATTAAATCAAGTAGGAGCCAACTGCGGAGCAGTATCAAATCATTGTGTTAAAGATGTTAATGGTATTACTTATTGGATGTCTCAAAATTCTTTCTATATGTTTGATGGTGCAGTTAAAAAATTACCTTGTAGTGTTCAAGATTATGTATTTGGGGATTTTAATATTACCACTCAACCAGAAACATTTTGCGGTCTTAATTCAGAAAAAAATGAAATAACATGGTTTTATTGTAGTCTTAATGCTCAACAAATAGATAGGTATGTTACTCTTAATTATTTAGAAGGTTCTTGGTCTATAGGAAGTATGGCAAGAACAGCATGGGTTGATTATGGAGTATATGAAAATCCTTATGCCACAGAATATTTTACTACAGCTACGGCTACAACTCCTAGTGTATTAGGATTAACTCCAGGAGCTTCTACATTTTATATACAAGAATCTGGATTTGATGCAGATGGCCAAGCAATGACAGCTTTTGTTACGTCAGGTGATTTTGATATACAAGATGGTCAACAGCTTTTACATATTGGTAGAGGTATACCTGATTTTCAAAACTTAGCAGGTTCGGTAGACGTATCTTTAACATTTAAAACTTATCCTTCTTCAAGTACATCTATTGTTAAAACATCCACTGTATCGACAACTACAACTAAATTTGATATAAGAGGTCGAGGCAGACAAGGACAATTAAAAATAGAAAGTGATGCTATTGGAGATAATTGGAGATTTGGAACTTTACGTCTTGATGTTCAACCAGATGGAGGTAGATAATGAAAAAAGAATTAACACAAAGACAAAAAGATACTTTAAAAAAACATAGCAAACATCATAGTACAAAGCATATGG